TGGCCTGCCACCGCCTCAAAAAGAAGGGTGTCTCGTTGACACGAATCACCTGTTTAAATGAGCCAGCCCGTTAGCCTGACAACGGCCGCTTTAGCCGCGGCGCTCGGCGTTAGCGTTCAGCGCGTGGGCGTCCTTCGACGCGAAGGCATGCCGACGACCAGCGTGGAGGAAGCGACTGCGTGGCGGGAAGCCCGGGCGGCTGCTCGGGCCGCGGCGGCGCCGGTACCGACCGAGCCGACTTCCCTGGACGACGGCACGATCCAGCAACGCATCCATCGGCAGAACGTCCTGGTCAGCCGAGCGCGCGACGTCTGGCAGGCGGCGATGGAAACGGGCGACCGCGACCAAGCGAAATACCATACGCAATACAACCAGGCTACGGCCAAGCTCATCGACCTGGAGGCCGAGGCCGAGCGACGCGCGATCATGGCCCGCGAATACATCAAGGCATCCGAGGCGAAGGAGGCCATGCTTCAGCTGACGGGCGAATGGCTGGAGGCGATGGAGCGGATGCCTAGCGAAGTGGGCGAGGCCTGCAACCCGAACGACCCGCCCAAGGCTATCGCCGTGCTCCAGGCTTACGTCCGCAAGGTCCGCGAGAAACTGAGCGGAGGAGCCAATGCCTAAGCGCAAGCGGAAGCCGGCGGCCAAGCGCAAGCCGATGCCGAAGCCCTCGCGTCCGTTCCAGGACAAGCGGCGCAAGTGGTCGGAAATCTCGGACCAACTTTACCTGATGCTCAAGCGTCAGGGCATCGACCTCTACTGATGAACCGAGCCGACCTGATCGCCATCGGACGCGAGGCCTTGACCCCGCCTGACAACGCCGACCCGGTGGCCTGGCTTGGACGCAACATCACCCGCGTCCCTGCGGGAGCGTTCGCCGGCGGATACAACCCCAAGCGCTGGCCGTGGATCGCGGAGAGCCTGCGCCTATTCCTAGACCCTTCGACGCGGACGATGGTTGACCTGTGGTCGATTCAGACGGGCAAGACCCTCAAGGCCCGACTGGCCGCGACTTACCTGATGGCGAACGACCGCGGGAACATGGTCATCTACATGGACAACCAGGTCAACGCGGCGGACTTCACGATCCGTTACTTGCGGCCGATGTTCAACCTAGTGGACGACGTCCGCCGGCACATCTCGCCCAACGATAACGCGAAGGGCGACATCATTGACTTTGCGGACGGCACGATCGTCTACAACAATTCAGCGACCACCGAGAAAGACCTTCAGCGCATCTCGACGCGGTACGTCATCGGCGACGAAATCTGGCTATGGAAGAAGGGAGCCGTGGCGCAGTCTATGGCCCGAACGAAGGCGTACGAATGGACGGCCAAGAAACTCTATCTCTCTCAGGCCGGCATCGTTGGCGGTGACCTCGACAACATCTGGATGATGACGACGCGGCACGAATGGAACTTCGTCTGCCCGCATGAGGACTGCCGTAAGCTGCAGCCATGGGACTGGTCTTACATCCGTTTTCCCGAGGAGGCTAAAAGCCCGGCAGGATGGGACCACCTGATGGTAGAGCAGAACACGACCTACGAATGCGCGGGGTGCAAGCGACGATTGCCCGACACGAACGAGACGCGTATCGAATGCAACGCCGTGGAGAACGGCGCCCAGTTCGTGCAGACGGCGCAACCGCAGAAGACCGGCTGGGTCGGGACGCACGTCAACGCCCTCGCGTCAACCAGCTGGGGCTCTCTGGCCGTGGATATGCTCAAGGCTAAGGAGGCTAGCGATACCTACTCCGATGAGGAATTGAGGAAGCAGTTCAAGATGAAGTATCTCGCCATCCCCTGGAGCGACGACGGCGGGAGCATGGTAGTCTCCAGCGAGTCGGCCGACTACGCGATGGAAGACGAATGGGAAGGCGAGGCCGTGATCACGCCGTCGGGCAAGGTCGTCGATAAGGAGGGAGCGCCTGACGGGAGCATCCCTTTCCGTGTCTGCGGAATCGACGTGCAGCGCGGCTTCTTCTACGCGGTCGTCCGTCGGTTCGCGAAGACCGGGCATAGTCGCCTGAAGGCCTTCGCCAAGGTCGAGACGTGGCAGGACCTGGACGCCTTCGTCAAGGCCCACGGCTGCCATAAGGCCCTCTGCCTAGTGGACTCAGGTGACCAGACCCAAGAGGTCTACAGACAGACGGCGCTCCGCGGATGGAAATGCTCCAAGGGTTCAGGCCAAGATTCGTTCTCCGTAAGTGACCGAGACGGGAACACCGTCCGCCGATTCTATTCCGAGAAGCAGGCGGTCATGGTGCCCGGTGTCCCTCAACGGGCTTGGCTCATTTCCTTTGCCAACGTCCCGGCCAAGGACCTCCTGCACGGACTCCGGGCGAGGAAGGTTTTCACATTCGCACGCGATGCCTCGCCTGAGTATGTGGAACAATTAAACAGTGAGGTCCGCGTCCGAGATCGTCGGACTGGCAAAGCTACCTGGCTGATGCCTCAGGGCAAGAAGGACAACCACGCCCTCGACTGCGAAATCCTTGCGCTCCTGGTCGCCGTGCGCTGGGGCGTAGTCGGCCGCGAGGCTACGGCTGACGACTTGCAAAAGGACGGAGGGGACTCACAGTGACGGCAAGAGAGACGGTCCTGGTACGCTGCCGGAATGTGCGCCGGCGGGGGCATAGGGCCGGGGCCGTTTCTCCCCTCCGTTGCCTAGGCCCGCAGATTTATGCAAGGATTGTTCATCGGACTATCGGAAGACGAGCTGCTGGCTATCAAGGCCAAGGCAGTCTCGATGATCATGGAGGGCAAGGTCCTCATGTCCTACGCCGACTCTTCCAGCTCCGCGACGAAGAGCTTCGCGTTGCCGCCCAAGGAGATGCTTGCCGAGGCCCTGGGGGCCCTGTCTCAGCTGGACCCTCAGCGCTATGGTCGCCGTCGCAACGTGATTAACGTCCGCTACGACAACCGAAACAACGACTCTAACTATGGCCTCTAAGTCTAAGAAGCAGACCTCCCCTAAGACCGCAGCTAAGGCGCCGAAGAAACTGCTCAAGGGAGCGGCCGGCATCCCGCAGCCGCAGGCCTATGCAAACGGTGGCGGAGGCTATCCCGCCGGCCCTCGTTGGGAGAGCGTGACCCAGAGCAACGGTCGCCAAATCATTTACATGGGCGCCAACGTGGACGCCCGCCGCGAGATGTCTTCCCGCGATCGGAACATCATGGTCAAGAAGTGCCGCCATGCCGAACGCAACTACGGCCTCTACAACGCCATCCTGAATGACATGGTGCTCTACACGTCGGGCGACGGCATCAAGCCGCAGTCCCACGCCAGCACCCCGGAGGCCGCCCGAGCTTACGAAGAATACTTTGCCGAGAAGGGTAAGCGTATCGACGTGACGAACCGCCTGTCGTTCTACCAGTGCCAAGGCATCGCCGTTCGCTCACTCATCCGAGATGGCGATATGTTCGTTGCCAAGGTCCGCAACGCCCGGGACGAAGCGAAGATTCAACTCATCGAAGCCCACCGATGCGGAGACCCTGCCGATCGTGACCGCCCCGAGCGCGTCTGGGACGGCGTCGAGTTCGGAGACTTCGGCGAGGTCGTGGCTTATTGGATCTATCGCTCCAACGGTTCCAGCCGACAGATCCTGGCTAACGCGATGATGCACATCGTTGACTTCACGTCTTCGACCGCCGCGCGTGGCACCCCCCTCCTACAACATTCGGTCTCGAGTCTCCAGGATATCGACGAGATCCTCCAAGCCGAGACCAGGGCAGTCAAGGACCAGTCAGAGGTTACGCGCGTGCTGAACAAGTCGGGCGGCTTCATTGACGACAACATGGCAGCCGAACTCGGCGGCGGCGACCGATGCTACTCCGGCATCGTCGAGCAGGCCGGGGGTAAGCTGCTCGTTTTGGAACCCAACGAGAAGCTGGAAATGCAGGAAAGCCGACGCCCAAACCAAACGTTCCAGGGATTTATCACTGAACTCCAGCGGGACGTGAACTATGGCTGTCTGCCTTTCGAGTTCGTCGCCAATCCTCAAGCCCTGGGCGGAGCGTCCATTCGCCTAGTGACCGCCAAGGCCGCGCGGGTATTCGGGAAATATCAGAACATTATTATCGAGCGCTTCTGTCAACCGACGTGGGATTACATCATCGCCGACGGCATTGCCAAGGGTGAGATCCCTGACGACCCGAAGTGGTATGAGGCTTCGTGGACCACGCCGAAGAGCGTGACCGTGGACGGTGGACGCGATGCCGCGAACGACCGCAACGACGTGGAGATGGGCCTCCTCTCAATGTCTGAGCTCTACGCTCAGCGCGGCCTCGACTTCCGCCAGGAGATGGAGAAGCGCGCGCAGGACATGAACTATATTGTCGGCCTCGCCAAGCAGGCAGGCCTCCCGGTCTGGATGCTCTACAAGCCCGGCTTCAACTGGCTCCAGCAGGGTCAGGCTTCCAGCCAGACTCCTCCTGACGTGGCCGAGAACCTCGACCTCCCGACCCCTCCCCCTTCCAATCCCTAACACTGTGCGATTCCTCTCTAACGGCCTCCGCGGGCTCGAGCCCCTTCTGATTAACCCGGTCCGCGCCAAGGATTACGTCGAAGCATCTAAGGCCGCCGGCCTCGGCGACATGATCTCGCAGCTCTTCGGCGAAGCGCCCAAGCCTTACGTCGTCGGAACGACCGCGGTCATCCCAGTGTCAGGTCCGATTGGGAAGGGTCTCAGTCCTATCGAGCGCCTCATGGGCGGGGCTGATGTGGACGTAATCGCCGGCTGGCTGGAAGAAGCCCAGGACAACCCGGCCGTGGACCGCGTCCTGCTCGCCATCAATTCCCCGGGCGGCACCGTCACCGGCGTTCAAGAGTTGGCCGACATGGTCGCCGGCTACAAGAAGCCGACCCGTGCCTTCTCGGATAACATGGCCGCCTCCGCGGCATACTGGATCGGAAGTCAGGCGGATGAGTTCACCGTGACGGCCAGCTCGCAGATCGGGAGCATCGGCGTGTACATGGTCATCCCGAATCTCGAAGAATACTACGCCGCCCAGGGCATCAAGTTTGAGGTCATCGCCGCTGGCATCCATAAGGCCGCCGGCGCCGAAGGCCTTCCCCTAACGGCCGAGCAACGCGCTTATCTCCAGGCTTCCGTCGAGTCTACCCGTGACGAGTTCCGCGAGTCTGTCCGCAACAAGCGCCGCTTCGTGCGCGACG